CTTCAAAATAAGAATTTGTATAAATTCACATACATTTATTATACAGATTCTTTCAAAAAAAGTCAAGGAAAGGAATAAGTAAAATGAAAAGTACAGGAATTATAAGAAAATTGGACGAGCTAGGAAGAATAGTTTTACCAAGTGAATTAAGAAAAAATTTAAAAATATCAGAAGGAACAAAGTTAGAAATATTTACAAGAGGAGAAGAAATTGTATTAAAAAAATCTCAATCATCTTTTAAAGTTTGTAAAGAGTGCGGAAAGATATTAAACGAAAACGACAACTATTGTAGCAACTGTGGAAAGGGGCAGAAAGGGGCAATAATATGGAACCAGTAGAAAACCCAATGGTAATGCCAGAATATAAATACAAATCAAATAGTATAACAGATGATGTATGGGCAGAAAGAGAAGATAGAGATTACGAAGATAGTATTTTTAAGGAGGAAAGATAATATGGAATATAAACAATTACAAGAAATTAATAGTACATTAAAAACAACAGATATAAAAGGAAAAGCTTACACAGAAGTTAATCAAAGAATTTTAGGATTTAGACAATTATACCCTAATGGAACAATAGAAACTTCAATATTATCTAACGAGAATGGCGTATGTGTAATGGAAGCAGTAATAAAAGATGAAACAGGAAAAATTTTAGCAAAAGGACACGCTTTTGAGACACAAGGAGCTAGTTACATAAATAAAACAAGCTATATTGAAAATTGTGAAACTTCTGCAATAGGTAGAGCATTAGGAGTTTTAGGAATTGGAGCAGAAACAAGTATTGCAAGTAAAGAAGAGATAGAAAAAGTAGAAGATTCAGATATATATAAACACAATATTTTTAAAATAAAAGAAAGAGTACAAATAGTTTATACGCAAAAAATGAAAGATGGTTTAACAACAAAAGAAATCGCAGAAAAGCTACATAAAACAGAGGATGAAGTAAAAGCAATATTTAGTTATTTTGATACTTTAAGCAATTTTGAAAAGGACTTATCAAATATTGATACAAAGTCAAGATAGGAGTGGCTTTATAGGTGCAAGTGATACAAGTTTTGTGGTAGGAAATTGGGCAACAAAGTCTTTTGAAAACTGGTGGCTTGAAAAACTAGCGTTAAATAAAAATAATTTTAGCAATGAAGCAACAAAAGCAGGAAACAACTATGAACACAAAATTTTATCAGCATTGAATATTCCAGAACTAGAGTTTGATAAACAAATAATAATAGACAGATTAAGAGTAAATCTAGATGGAAATACAAAGGATTGTATTTATGAAATAAAAACACACAATATAGACAAAGAATTTAAAGTATCAAAACAATATTGGAGACAAGCACAAGTAGAAATGTACGCATACAATACTAGAAATTTATATATAGTTTCATACGCACTACAAGAAAGTGACTATAAAAATTACTTTAATGAGATAGATATAGACAGAATTAAATTTCACAAAGTAGATTATGATGACAATTTTATAAATAATGAGTATTTACCAAAATTAAAAATATTAATGGAGTGTTTAAAAAATGGAACATTTCCAAGAAAGGAAGATTAAATGAAACAGAATTTACAATTAGTGGGAACAACAAGAATATTTGCAAAAGAAATAGACGGAAAGACAGCTTATAGTACAAGTATTAGTAATAAAAACTTAGATGGAACATACGAAAAAATGTACATTACAGTGCAATTTCCCAAAGGCACAGTAATAGAGAACCAAACAGACATAACAATACTAGAAAGTTTTATGAGTTTTTATAAAAACAAAGATGGAATAGCAAAGCCCAAAATAGTAGTTATGAAATTTGAACAAGAATCTAAAGACGAGTTTGTATCAAATGAGCAATTACCATTCTAGGAGGATTCTATGATAGGGACAGCAGAAACATTAGTGAAATGGTTGTTTAATCAAAAGAGAGACAAGCTATTTGAAGTAAAAGAACATAAAGAAAAGAGAACACTAACACAAAACGCTTATATGTGGAGCTTAATCAATGAAATTGCAAATAAAATGAATTTATCAAAAGATGATACATATCTAAAAATGATAAAAGATTATTCGCAATCAATGTTAGTAACAATAAGAGCCGATATAGATGTATCAAAGTTTTTTAAATACTACGATTTCGAACGAGAAGCCAAAATAAGCGGAGTAAATTTCAAAATATATAAAGTATATGAAGGCAGTTCTCAAATGGACAAAAACGAATTTAGAGTACTTTTGGATGGGGTAATACAAGAAGCACAGCAACTAGGAATATCTACATTGACCTCAAGTGAAATAGAAAAGTTGAGGTATATAGAAAATGAAAAAAGAATTTAGTATTATGCCTGAAAATCCTTTCTATTCAACGGAAAGATTTCCTCGGAAGTGAAAGGCATGAAGTGTTTGAAGGTAGAACAGGCAACAGAGATAAGTCAATTGAAGATGGATTAGTAATATTTATTACACCATATCAGCACAGAACTAACGATAATTCAATACACTTAAATCCTAAACAATGGGAATGGTTGAAAGCAATAGCTCAAAAGTCTTGGCAAGAATATTACGATAAAACAAAAGAAGAATTTAGATTAAGATACGGGAAAAATTATTTATAGGAGGAAAGAAAAATGGCAAATAAAAATGAAGTAACAATATCAACAGAAGAATATAAAGAACTTATAAGCAAAGGAGTGCCAAATGAAAACGAAAAATGGTTTAAGAATAAATTAGAAGAATTTTTATTAGAAAATTTTAAAATAGATGGTAATAAATTAGATATTAAAAATAATTGGGACTTTTGTGATGATTTTGAAAAGTGGTTAAAAATAATTGATAAAGACATGTATAAGAGAATTTACAACACATTATATGATGAAAAGATAAAGAAAGAAAACGACAAGATGAAAATGGAAAAAGCAAGAGCAAACAAAGAAATAGATAATAAATAAACAACAGGGCTAGACATAAGTTTTAGCCCTTTAATTTTACGAAAGGAGAAAGAAATGGCAGAACGAAGGATGTTTGCTAAAACAATAATAGATAGTGACGCTTTTCTGGACATGCCTACATCAGCAAGATTGCTTTATTATGATTTATCTATGAGAGCAGATGACGACGGATTCATAAATAGTCCTAAAAAAATAATAAGAATGACAGGAGCGTCAGATGACGATTTGAAAGTCCTCATTGCGAAGAAATTTGTTATTCCTTTTGAAAATGGAATAGTCGTAATAAAGCATTGGTTAATTCATAATTACATAAGAAAAGATACTTATAATGAAACACAATATAAAGAACAAAAAGCTATGTTAACATTAGATGAAAATAAGAGCTATAGATTAATTAATAATATTAGTCAACGAACCGTAGACGAACCGTCGACACAGGATAGGTTAGGCAAGGATAGGTTAGGTAAGGATAGTATAGATATTTTACCAGCTTCCGAAGAAGCTTCTTCAGCTGATACTGCAAAAGCCAACAGAAAACATAAATACGGAGAGTATAAAAATGTGCTGTTGAAAGATGAAGAATTGCAGACACTGAAAGAAAATTACCAAAACTGGGAGGAGCTTATCAAATATTTAGACGAGTACATTGAAATGAAAGGATACAAAGCCAAATCTCATTATCTTTGTATAAAAAAATGGGTAGTAGACGCAGTAAAGAGAAATCAGCCTAAAAAACAAGAAAAGGATTGGGATGAATGGGTAAAAAAAGATGGATAGAAAAGAATTTAAGTGCTATATAAACCAAATAGAAAATTTTTATGGACAAAAATTAAACGAAGTTGAAAGAGATATTTGGTATGAAAATCTAAAGTTTATGAGTGTAGAAAGATTTAATTATATATTATCAGATATCTACAAAACAAACAAATTTATGCCTAGATTAGCAGATATTTTACAAGTACATAAACAAATACCTTACACAGCAAAAAAAGAAGAAAGAGAAATAAAAAGTAGTTGTAAAAAATGCAACGGAGCAGGTTACGTATTTTATACAAAAGAGATAAACAACAAAAAATATAAATATTCAGCTGTATGCGATTGCGGAAGGTGTGAAAGATATGACGGAACAAAATGTGCAGACCCTAAAAATAAAAGCAAATATTATATACCAACAATAGCAGAAACAGGGCTAAATATACAAGAAAACAAGCCAACAAATGATGAAATAGTTAGAAGTATGAAAATGCTTCAAAATAGCCCAATAATAAGCGAAGATATAAAAAATATCATAAGAGAAAACTTTAGAAGGAGAGTAAAAGTATGAAAATAGCACAAAAAGATAGAATTATAAATTACATACGAGAGTTCGGCTCAATATCTAGCTGGGAAGCATACGCAGATTTAGGAATAACACAGCTAGGAGCAAGAATAGACCAACTAAAAAAAGAGGGCTACGAGTTTAAAACAGAATGGGAAAGCAATACAAACAGATTTGGAGAAAAGACAGATTATAAAAGATATTATTTATCAGATATGGTTTCAGAGAATATGAACCATATAACACAGATTTAGGAGGTAGTTATGATAATAGTAAGTCAAGATAAAGAAAAGATATTTAATTTTGATAATATGACACGAGTTTATATAACCTTTGATGAAGGTGATGATGATGTTTGTATAAGAACTGAAACAGTAGATAGTTTGTATGAAGACTTAGGATATTACAAAACAGAAGAAAGAGCAAAAGAAGTATTAGCAGAAATAATAAAATCTTATAGAGATTATAGGACAGCAGAATGCGATGGATATACTGATTCTTGTAATAAATTTGTATTACAAGAAACAGCAGTTTTTGAAATGCCAGAGGACTAGCTTATGACAGAATTATGCAAGAAATGTTTAGGATGTAATAAGTTAGAAGATAAAAACTTCAAAGGAGTAGAAGAGTGTGAGTATTTCACAATAGAGCAATTGAAATTTAAACTAGTGGAAGGAGAACAAATGAAAATATGAAATTTGAAATATTAGGAAAGCCAACAGGAAAGGGAAGACCAAGGCTAGGAAAATATGGTACATATACACCACAAAAAACAAGAGATTATGAAGATTTAGTGAAGTTAAGCTTTAAAAACAAATACAAGGTAGAACCAAGCGAAAGAGAAATAAAAATGAAAATAACAGCAGTATTTGAGCCACCTAGAAGATTAAGCAAAAAGAAAAGAGCAGAGTTAATAGACTGGGAACAAGGCTATATGCATAAGCCAGACATAGATAATATAGCAAAAATAATACTAGACGCATTAAATGGACTAGCTTATAAAGATGATAATCAAGTTACTACTTTGTTACTCTTTAAACAATACGGAACAGCAGATAAAGTTGTTGTAGAGCTAGACGAGATTTAAGAAGCAAAGGAGAAAGCCATGAGTAGTAATAAAAAAGCAAAAGAAGCATTGATAAAATTATATGGCAAAGAGTGCTTTATAGAAAAACTACATTTAAGACCTGATACGGAAAGAAAATATACTGGTAAAGCACAATATCACAGAATGAAACAATTAACTTATCATCATATACAAGAGAAATCAAAAGGACGGAAAAGCAACAGTTGAAAATGGAGCATTATTATCAGCAGAAAACCACGAATGGTTTAATAGGCAAAGTAAAGAAAAACAAAGACAAATGAATGATATGTTTCAAGAACATAAAAGACAGCTAGATTATGGATTCAAAATAGCAGTAGCAGAACTAACAGCCAAGGGAATTAAACAAGTAGAATTAATAGAATCAAAAACAGAGAAAGTAATAGAAATACCCGCCTATGAAACGACTCTAGAAGAACAAAAAGCGTTCGAGGAATATAAGAGGAAAAGAAATCAGAGAGTGTTGAATAAGTTCAAGGGAGAGGAAAGATGAAAAGAAGAAATGAAGGTATTTATGCACTATACAAGGGAGATAAGTTCATAACCGAAGGCACTAAAAAAGAGATAGCAAAATGTATAGGTGTGAAAGTAAATACAATATCATATTATGCAACAAAAGCGTATGAAAAAAGGATGAAAAAATATAAACATAAAAAAGGGTGCAAGATACTTATAAGAATTGATTAGAAAGGAGAAGAAAGATGAGAAAGATTATATTAAATAAATGCTATGGAGGATTTGAGTTATCAAGAAAAGCGTATGAATTATATGCGAAAAAGAAAGGATTAGAGTTATATACATACACAAATACTATTGAAAACAATAAATGCAAATACAAATATTCGGATGGTAGCGATTTTTTTATGACATATTTTACTAAAGACTTTGGAAACAACGTAGAAATATCAAAAGAAGATTATGAGAAATATGTTTTATATTTAAGAGAGACAGCAAGAGAAGATAAGACTTTAATAGAAGTAGTTGAAGAACTAGGAAAAAAAGCAAGTGGAAGGTGTGGAGAGTTAAAAATCGTAAAAATACCAGACAATGCATTCTTTATAATAGATAACTATGATGGAATAGAAACACTTTATTATAGTAAATCAAAAATATTAGAAAAATAAGGAGGCACAAATGAAACCAAAGAAATATGAGATAGTAAATTATATAGCAATGGGAGACAAGACATTAAACGAAATAAAAAGAGATTTTAAAGCACAAACAATAATAACGGCAATACTAGTAATATTAGCGTTAATAATATGCTTTATGTCATGGGACACAGCAGTAAAATATGAAGCATTAAAGAAAGATAAACAAGCATTAGAAGATATAACAGAAATGCAAAGAAGTATGATAAGCGATTTAGAAGAAAATTGCAAAGACTTATACATAGAGATAGAAAATTTAAAATTTGGAGGGAATGAATGTTAATATTACCAATTAAAAAGAAATGGTTTGACATGATTGCAAGTGGCGAAAAGAAAGAAGAATATAGAGAAATAAAGCCATACTGGACTAAAAGGTTTGAAAATTATTATGAAATAGCAAAATTAAATATTGAACTAGAATGTCCAAATTTTAAAGAAATTTATTATAGGGTAGTATTTAGAAATGGATATGGAAACAATGCTCCTCAAATGACCTGTGTGTGTAAATTAAGAGTAGGACAAGGCAAAGAAGAATGGGGTGCAGAGCCTAATAAAGAATATTACATATTAGAAATATTAAAGATAGTAGGAGGAGAAGATGAAACAAGCAATGATTAATTATATGCAACAAGAAAAGAACGATGAGTTATATACTCCAGATGAAGCAATAATACCAATACTAAAATATTTAGATCATAATTTGATTTATTGGGAATGCACAGATTTTGGAGAAAGCAATATAACTAAAGTATTAAAAGAAAATGGTTTTAAAGTTATACATACAAGCAAAAGGGAAATTGATTTTTTAAAAGATAAAGCAAATTTTGAGTTTGACGTAATTATAACTAATCCGCCATACAGTTTTAAAAATGATTTTCTAAAAAAATGTTATGAATATAATAAGCCTTTTATGCTATTATTACCACTTACAGCGTTAGAAGGTAAAGAACGAGGAAAATTATATAGAGAAAAAGGCATAGAAGTTATCGTTTTAGATAAAAGAATAAACTTCATGAAAGAGAAAAAGAATGTATGGTTTAATACAAGCTGGTTTTGTCACGGAATATGTGATAAATTATTAAACTTTGAAAAAGTAGGAGGAGAATATGAATAGAGTAATAAAGTTTAGAGGGAAAATGATACCAGAAAATGAATGGATTTTTGGAACAATATTAAGAATACCAGCTCCACCTGTATGTTTTGGAAAAAGTGAAACAGATAAATACTATATACAGTTTCCAGACCCAAGATATATGCCAGACTGGAATATGCCATATAAAATGGTACAAGGAGAAGTAAATTCAGAAACAATAGGACAATACACAGGATTATACGATAAAAACGGAAAAGAAATATATGAAGGAGATATAGTTGAAATAACAAGACCTTGCATACTAGAAAGAGGAGAAGTCAAATTTATAAATGGTTGCTTTGATATTAAATCTAAAGATACATTATTAATGCTATATCAATGTGAAATAAATAACTTTAAGTTAAAAGTAATAGGCAACATATACGATAATCCAGAATTATTAGGAGGAGAAGAATGATGAGTGATTATGTAAGAAAAAAATGTGTAAGATTTAAAATACCACAAAATATAATAGAGGAATTGAAAGATGACAGTGATTTGATAGAGGAATTATTAGAAAAATTTCAATTGAAAGATGATTATAACGTAAAAAATGATTTTACAATTGGTTATGGAGAAGATTTTGATAATGATAAAACAGATTATTTCTTAGATTATCAATTAGATTATGAATATGGAGCAAGTGGAGATTTTGAAAATGTAAGATTATTAACAGATACAGAATTTGAAAAGTATTCAAGAATGTTTGCAAAATATTTTAATGAAATAGGTAGAGATGAATTAAGATTAGTACATTACTGTTATTACAATGGCTGTGATGAACCAAGTGTTTATGAGTTAGAAGAAATATAAAAGGAGAATAAAACTATGTGTGAATATTGCGAAAAAGGAGAAAATTTTTCAATAGAATTTGAAAATGCAATAGCTGAAAGAAAAGACGAATTTGTATTATTAGAAAGAATAGTAGATAACAAAATATTTATAACAGCAAATCTAGGATTTATAAATAAAAAAGGGAAATATCAATATTGTTCAACACTATCAAAAGTTAAAATTAATTATTGCCCGATGTGTGGCAGAAAATTGGTAAAGGAGTAAATAAGATATGAAAACAGAAACTACAAAAAGACTAGAACAATTATTAGCAAATCGTTTTAATAAAAGAAATGAGTTTTATGTTTTTGAATGTACGATTGGCTGGTATGGAAAAGAAATAGTAGATTGTATAATGTACAACTGCCAAAGAGAAACTTATTGTTATGAAATAAAACAATCAAAACAAGATTTCCATAGTAAAAATAAATTAACATTTATAGGAAATAAAAATTATTTTGTAATGCCATATAGATTATATCAAGAAGTGAAAAATGAAATACCACTAGAAATAGGAGTTTTAGTAGCAATAGATAGGCTGGAACGAAAAGAAAAAGAAGAAATAAACAATTGGGGAATTAAGAAAACAAGCTATTTGGCGGAACCAGTAGATGGATTGAAAGAATTATATTGCATAAAAACAGCAACAAAACAAGAACTTAAAGCAGATAAAGAAGTAATATTATCATCAATGTTAAGAAGTATGCAAAGGGACAGAATTTATGATTTAGAGAGGAGTGATACATAGTGAAACATATTGTAAGTTTTAGTGGTGGAAAAGATAGTACAGCAATGTTATTAAGAATGCTAGAAGAAAATATGCAAATAGATGAGATTATATTTTGTGATACAGGTAAAGATTTTCCAGACATGCTAAAACATATTGAAAAAGTTAAGAAATACATAAAAGAAAAATATAATAAGAAAATTATAACTTTAAAAGCAGACAAGAGTTTTGATTATTATATGTTTGAACACGAAAAAACTCGTGGAAAGAACAAAGGTAAAAAGGGATATGGTTGGGCAACAATGAGATGTAGATGGTGTACTAGCAATCTTAAAAACCAAGTAATCAATAAATACTTAAAGCAGTACAAAGAAGAAGGATATATAGAATACATAGGAATTGCTTATGATGAACCAAAAAGAATAAAAGACAAAGAATATCCGTTAGTAGATTGGAAGATGACAGAAGAAGATTGTCTACAATACTGTTATGATAGAGGCTTTAACTGGAATGGTTTGTACGAACATTTTGACAGACTAAGTTGCTGGTGTTGTCCATTAAAAAATCTTAAAGAATTAAGAATATTATATAAATATTATCCAGGACTTTGGCAAGAGCTAAAGGAAATGGACCAGAAATCTTACAACCAGTTTAGAGCTGATTACAGTGTAAAACAATTAGAAGAAAAGTTTAAGAAGGTGGGAGAATGAAAATATTAGTAGCTTGTGAAGAAAGCCAAATCGTAACGAATGAATTTAGGAAATTAGGACATGAAGCATATAGTTGTGACATAATAAATTCTTCTGGAAATCATAATGAATGGCATATAAAACAAGATGTAATACCATTATTAAATGGAAATTGTAAATTCAAAACTCAAGATGGGCAAGAACATATAATAGATGGTAAATGGGATATGATAATAGCTTTTCCTCCGTGCACGCATTTATGCAACGCAGGGCAGAGATGGTTTAAAGAAGGAAAAAAAGATATGAAGTTACAAAGAGAAGCAGTATCGTTTTTTTATAAATTTGTAATGGCTGATTGCGATAAAATTGCAATAGAAAATCCAATGGGGGTAATGTCAACATATTATAGAAAACCAGATGTAATAATAAATCCTTGGCAGTTTGGAGAAACAGATTGTAAAAATACTTGTTTATGGCTTAAAGGATTAAAGCCTTTAATTTCAACAAATATAATTCCAAAAGAACAAAGAACACAAAATAATTGGAAGGCTATATTTGAAGGCAAACAATATTCTTGGAACGACCCTATTGTAGCAAAATTGAGAAGTAAAACATATCCAGGCATAGCAAAGGCGATGGCAGAACAGTGGGGTGGAAAGAATGAATGTATATGATGAAATAAAAAGTTGGTTAGAATACATAAAAACACATAAAGATAAAACTAACAAAGCAGAGTATTTAATTAGAATATTAGAAACAGTATTAGCAGATAGAGAAAAGCTGATAAAAGAAAATAAAAAAATAGAAGAAGCTAGAAATTGGTATTTTGAACATACAGTCAATAAAGCAGTAACACCTGAAATGTTACATAAAATTTTAAGGCAAGATTACATACCAAAATCAGTAATAAAAGAAAAGATAGAAGAGTTAGAAAGTGATAATAGTAAATTTGAAAATTATACTTTTGAAAAATTAACAAGTAGAGATATTAGAAGAACAATAATTACAAATTTACAAGAACTATTAGAAAAGGAGGGATAATATGGAAATAAATAAACCTAGAGATTATGAAAAAATAGAGCAGGTAGTAACAAAACTATCACCTTTATATGAAGTTGTAGATGTAACTGTTGAATGTCCTAAATGTAGACTTGAATATAACGAATATGCAAACTGTGATGATGACTGGCATTATATTAAGTGCGATAAATGTGGGACAAAATATAAATATAAAGTTAATTGGTAAAAAGTTAGGAGATGAAGATAAATAATATGTCAGTTGAAGAATTATTAGATTTAATGATAGATGCTTACATAGAAGAAGACATTATAAGATTAGATATAAGTGATTGTACAAAAAATCGTTTAAAAAGAGATTTAAGAAAAAAATTTAAAGATGATGACTTTTTATATGATTTAAAAAATAGTATTAAGGAGGACAAATAAATGAGTGAGGAAGAAGTGAAATTGATTTAGCCAAAAGATTAGATGAAGTAATTGTAAATGGTAGAATTGAACCACTAGAAAAAATTATAAATCTTACTAAAAAGCAACAAAAAGAAAATCAAAACATAACACAACAAAGAGATTATTATAAAGCAAGATACAATGAATTTAATGAAGCATTTATAAAAATGAAAAGCTAAGGAGGACAAAAGATAATGGAAGTACCAGAAGTATTTGAAGGCATGAAAAAAGTAAAAGAATACCCTAATCACGTACTATATGAGAGAAAAATAGTAGATAAATGGGGAGAAGAACATACAGTAAAAGAATGTATTACATATTATGATCTAGGATTTACAACTAAACAAATAAGAGATAGAAAAATAAATGCAGGGTTGCATTTATAAACGAAGGAGGAAAACATGGGAAGATTAAGTAAAGAAGAATATAGAGAAGCAAAAGGCTGCTTAAAAAGATATAATTATAATTGTATTAATATAATAAATATTCAAAGAGATATATTAAATATAAGTGTAGCACCATGTGATGGATTACCCAAAGCTCCATATTCGGTTGGAGATAATACTTTAAATAAAGTAATAAAGTTAGAAGAAAATGAAGAATTACAAAAATCAATTAGAGAATATAAAGCAGTTATTCAAGCACTGCTGTTAGTAGATTCAATAGCAAACGATATATTTGAAGAGGAATATCAGAAGCGGCGAAGAAAACAAATGGAACATAATAGATAAGCTTAATATAAGTGAAGATGTTTATAAAAGAAGAAAAAGAAAACTTATATATACAGTACATAAAGAATTAAATAAAATAAAAGAAAACTTACAACCGTAAAGGCTGTAAGTTTTTTAAAAAAAGTTTAAAAAAGCATTGACATACTACGCACAGTAGTGTATAATATATACATACCAAGAGGAAAGGGGTGAGAAAATGATACTAAAGAAATTATTAAAAAAACAAAAAGAGCCGACCTTCATAAAGAAAGTCGACAAATGGCAAACTGAAATGTACTTATACAAATTAAATCAAGAACGACAAGCACAAAAGTAAGCCATAGTAGAGAGGGAAGTGCAATTCCCTCTTTGCAAATATTATAAAAGGGAAGTGATAATATGTCAAGAGATTATAAAAAAGAAAACGCATGGAAAAAGAATAAATATGAAGAAGTAAGAGGAAATATCGATAAAGAACTAGGAACAGAATTAAAAGCAAAACTAAAAGAAGAAGGAATATCAATAGCAGAATGGATTACTAATAATGCAAAAAAATATTTAAAAAAATAAATTGCCCTTTTTTTGCCCTTTTTTTATAAAAAAACCGTGTTATAATTGTATTGTGAAAAAGTGAATATAAGTTCAAGAGCTAGAAAATAGCTCTTTTTTCATGCTTTCATATAATCAATGATACTAGATAGTTGATGTTTCCCCTTTTTATAAATTAAAATTGCTCTCCTAAAATAAATTTATTATGAGTGATTCTAGTTATACTCGTATAAATAGTACGTAGCAATATAAAAAATCATTTAGTCTTGTTGTCGGAATGACATTGAAGCGAGCAAATAGGACTAACTCGCTATGATACATGTATTGTTACGTAGTGTTTATATTAATAAAACAAAGGAATAAAAGGAAATGGTAAGTGAATTATGTCTAAAATACAAATGCAAAGAGTGTCCAGGACAAGTAAAATGTGTCGGATGCGAGCATAATTATATATTAATAAAACAAGAGACGGTTAGCAACTTATATAAGTGTAGTAAATGTGGAAACAAATTAAGACTTAACAAAAACAATGTATGTTGTGAGTGTATAAACAACTGTAAAGGTAAAGTAAAAAGCGAGATTGATAAAGAAAATAATATTTATAGAAAATGTAATAAGTTTAATAAGGGAGGAAAAGAAGATGAAGATTGAGTTTTTAGTAAATGTTCCAGATAAATATACTGGAGAACAATATAAGGAAGGTCAAGTAAAAGATTTTAAAGTAGAAAGAGCAAAAGAAATACTATCAGCAAAACAACCTAATGGACAACCTTATGCTGAAGAAGTAAAAGAAATAGAAGTAGCAAAGAAAGAAATTAAGATAGAAAAGGCAGTAAAGAAAACAACAAAGAAAGCAAAATAAAATGACATATAGAGATAATCCAGAAATAGCAAAGAAGTATAAAAGTAAAAGATGGCAGAAGTTAAGGAAGCAAAAGTTATTATTAAATCCTATGTGTGAAAGATGTTTAAAGAAGCGGAATATATAACAGTGCTTATATAATACATCATAAAGAATATATCACAGACAAGAACTATGAAGATGACAATATATTCTTTAACATAGAGAATTTAGAAAGTGTTTGCCACGATTGTCATAACAAAATACATTTTAGTAAAGAAGATGAGTTTTACTTTGACAATGAAGGAAATTTAATAAAAAAGTAATTAATTTTGCATAAGAGAACAGTTGCAAATGTTTAAGAGAGGAAAGTTAGTCGCCTCTCTTTTTCTTATGCGTTTATGGGCTAACAGAAAGAAGGACTAACAATGGAAATATGGAAAGATATCGAAGAATATAAAGGAAAATATCAGGCGAGTAATATTGGAAATATAAAAAATATAATTACCAATAAGGTGTTAAAACAATATATAGGGAGTAATGGATATTATAGAATAGGTCTATATAAAAATAAAAAGACAAAAGTTTTTGAAGTTCATAGATTAATTGCAAAAACCTTTATAGATAATTCAGAGAATAAAAAAGAAGTAAACCATATAGATGGAAATAAATTAAATAATAATATAACTAATTTAGAATGGGTAACACATAAAGAAAATATAAATCATGCATGGAAAACAAAATTGTTTGAGCCAGTAAGAGAAGCATCAAGAAGATATGGTAAAGATAATCCAGCAGCTAAAAGAGTTGTGCAATATGATTTAGAGGGAAATGTGATAAAGAGGTATGGTTGCATTGCTGAAGCGGTCAGAGAAACTAACATAAGCAAAACTAATATAGGTAAATGTTGTAATTATAGACAAAAGACAGCAGGAGGATATGTTTGGAGATTTGATACCCCCCATATTCAATAGAAAACACTACTGAATGGGAAACGGTGTAGGGGCAATCGAAAAATACGCAGGTTATATGCGTAAGGGGTGTGGTATAAGGAGGTGTAGACATGGAAGAAGAAATAATAGAATCAGTATTAGAAAATATGAAAGAAAAAGAATTTACAGCAGAAGAAAAGAAAGAAAATGCATTAAAGATAAAAAAAGAAACAAACAGACTTAAAAAACTATATAAAGATTTGGATAAAAATAAAAAACAATTAGTTTTAAAATTAATTGAAAACGCGGCTTTTATGTCTATAACACTTGAAAATTTAAAAGAAGAAATAAAAAATAATGGTGTAAAAGAGTTCTACATGAATGGAAAAGGTCAGTTTGGATATAAAGAAAGTGTAGAATCAAAAAATTATAATGTTACAATAAAAAATTATATGAATGTAATAAAACAATTAAATGATATGCTGCCAGAACAAAAACAAATAAATGAGGATGATGAATTTGATAAATTCAATGGTGCATTATGAGTTATTCAACATACATAGAAGAATATTATCAATATTTACTTAAAAATCCAGAAAAAGCATGTAATAAAGTAGTTGCCGTATATAAGAAACTCGTACAGGACTTATATAATCCTAAACAAGTTTCTTTTTTTAATGAAATTACTGAAGAAGAGGAAACTCATACATATATTTTTGATATTGACAAAGCCAATAGACCAATAAAGTTTATTGAAACTTTTTGCAAACATTCCAAAGGTAAGTGGGCAGGAAAACCTGTTATATTAGAATTATGGCAAAAAGCATTTATACAGGCATTGTATCGGATTTGTAGATAAAGAAACAGGATTAAGAAAATATAAAAAAGGAATACTTTTCGTTGGAAGAAAAAATGGAAAGTCTACGATAGATGCAGGATTAGGAAACTATATGCTTACATCTGCAGGAGAAGGTGGAGCAGAAATTTATTCTGTTGCTACTAAAAAAGAACAAGCAAAAGTAGTTTGGGATGAAGCAAAAAGAATGGTTAAGAAAAGTCCTGTATTAGCAAAAAGAATAAGAACATTAGTAAATGGACTGTTTTTTGATAAAACTGAAAGTTTCTTTAAAGCATTAGCAAGTGATTCTAATTCATTAGATGGTTTAAATGCTTTTTTTGTTATAGGAGATGAGATACACGCATGGAAAGATAAAAATTTATTAGATGTAATGTATGATTCTATGTCAGCAAGAGAAGAACCACTCTTTTTAGAAACATCAACAATGGGACACGTAAGAGAAAACGTATTTGATAATGAGTATGAATATTCTAGTGCAATAATAGATGGATATGAAGGAAAAAGTGGTGGGATTGTTGATGAAACAGTATTGCCTATTATATATGAATTGAATAATGCAAATGATTGGCAAAATGAATTAGCATGGTATCAAGCAAATCCACGGACTTGGAACTATAAAGAATATAAAAGACTTAAGAGATAAAGTAAATAGAGCGAAGAATAATCCAACTGAATTAGTAAATTTACTTTGTAAAGATTTTAACATAAGACAGAACGATCAAGACAAATGGTTAACTTTTGATATAGCAAACAATGAAGAAATTTATAAAATAGAAGATTTATTTGATACTTACGCAATAGGAGGAGTTGACTTATCAAGTACAACAGACTTAACTTGTGCAACTTTGTTAATAGTGAAAGGTACAAAGAAATATGTTATACAACAATACTTTATACCTAGTGAAAGGCTAGAATTTAAAATAAAAGATGACAAGATTCCTTATGATAAGTGGGAACAAAGAGGTTTAGTCACAATATGTGAAGGTGCTAAAGTAAATTATAGTGATGTGACACAATGGTTTTTGAAAATGCATCATGAATACGATATATCAGCTTTATGGGTAGGATATGATCCTTGGAACACTCAATATTGGGTAGAAGAAATGAAAGAACAAGGATTTGAAATGGTAGAAGTAAGACAAGGAGCTAAGACAATGTCTAATCCTATGAAACAATTAGAAGCTGATTTAATAGAAAAGAATGTAATTTATAATAATAATCCAATACTTAAATGGTGCTTATGTAATACAGCAGTTAAAAGAGATGACAATGACAATATAAGACCAGTAAAAGGACAAAAGCAAAGAGCAAGAATAGATGGAACAGTAAGTTTAATAATAGCTTACTGTGTTTTATTTGAAAAAATGCAAGATTATTTAGCATTACAGGAGGAGTGAAATGGGGAAAGAAAGAAGAAGCTTATTTAAAATGATTTTTAAAGATAAGAATCCTAAAGGCTTAAGTTTTACAAATGTATTAAAATTATTAAGTGGATACAATGCCATATTTTCTAATGTAAGCGAAAATGTTGAAGATAATATAGTTGCAAGAGAATGTATAGATACAATTGCAACACATTGTGCAAAAATGATGCCAAGACATTATCAAAAAAAGAATGGTATAAAAAATCATATTCAAGGAGAAATAAATTACATTTTGAGTGTAAAACCAAATCCATTTATGACAGTATATGATTTTTTATATAAAACAGTAAGTTTACTATTATCTCAAAACAATGAATTTATTTTTATTGATATAGATGATAAAGGTTATTTAATAGGGCTTTATCCTTTAAATCCTTTATTCTGTCAATTAGTAGAATATGAAGGAGCAGTTTGGCTTAAGTTTCAATTTATAGATGGCAATGTTTATTACATGGAATATGAAAGGATAATACATTTAAGAAGATTCTATACAGGTCATGATTTTTATGGAGATAACAATTCTGTTTTAAATAAATCAATTGAAACTCAAATTGTTGCAGATGATGGAATAAAAAATGCAATAAAAATAAGTAATTCATTAAGAGGAATAATCAAAGCATCAAACTCAATGCTTAAAAATAAAGATGTTCAAGATATGAGAGATGCCTTTGTAAAAGACTTATTAGAAAGTGAACAGGGAATTGCTGGATTAGATGCTAAATTAGATTTTAAGGAAATTAATTTAGACCCTGTTCTATTAGATAAAGAACAATTAGAGATGGTTAATGGAAATATCTATAAATATTTTAGAATTTCAAAAGAAATTGTTGAAAGTAAATTTACAGATGAAGAATGGAATGCATTTTATGAATCTATTGTTGAACCTATGGCAATTCAAATGGAACAAGCTTTTACAAATGCAATATTTAATAAAAAATCAATTAAAGATGGACACAGAATAGAATTTTGTGTGAATAGAATAAAATATGCAAAAACTGAAACGAAAATTAAATTATTAAAAGAGGTTGGAGTACTTGGAATAATAGAAGTTGATGAAGGAAGAGAAATTTTAGATTTACCAGCTTTAGGGGGAGAAGAAGGAAAGAAAAGATTACAAACACTAAATGTAATAAATAGCAATTTAGCAGATACTTATCAAGGAGGAAATAAAGATGGAGAAAGCAATTAAAGAAATTAGATTATCTGAAGTAAGAACATCAGATAAAGAAGATGAAATGATAATAGAAGGGTATGCAATAGTTTATGGAAAAGAAACAGATATGGGGTGGTATAAAGAAGTTATTGATAGAGACGCTTTGAATGAAGCAGATATTTCTGATGTATGTATGAAATATAATCATGAAGATACTTTTTTAATACTTGCTAGAACAAGGAATAAATCATTAGAATTAATTAATGATGAACATGGATTAAAAGTAAGAGCAACACTTATTGATACTACATCTAATCAGGATGTATATAAATCAATTAAAGCAGGATTATTAGACAAAATGAGTTTTGCTTTTACAGTAAGAGAACAAAAGTGGGATTATGAAACAGATGTTAGAACTATAACAAAAATTGATAAATTATATGATGTTTCAGTTGTTGATGTTCCTGCTTATGATTCTACAGAGATATATGCAAGAAATAAAGACAATTATGAAAAAGATAAAAAAGACTATATAAAAAATAAAAACGAAAGAAAAAGATTAGAATTAAAAGTAAATTTATTAAGTTTATAAAATATAGGTGCTATGATAGTGGGGCTCATAGTTAAATGAGGTGTAAATGAGGAACTAACAGCCTATATTTATTAAGTTTATAACCTCAAACAAGAAGCGGTGGTAGAACTGCTTCTTTTTAGTTGGTAGAAACTAAATAGAGCATTTATAAAAACGGTGGTAGAACTGTTAAAAATTAAAAAAAGAAAGGAAAGAGGAAAATGACAAAAGCAGAGTTTGAAAAAAGAAAAAATGAGTTAAAAGAAAAACTTAAAAATGCAAAAGATGAAGAACTTGAAGAAATAAGAAAAGAAATTGAAGAGTTAGAAAATGCACAAATAACAGAAGAACAACCAGTAGAAGAGGAAGAAATTGATGAAAGAAGTTTATTAAGTGGTGCAGTTGAAAGACTTGAAGAAAGAAATTTAAATTTAAAAGATGCAAAGGTTATTGAAAAACCAGGTAAAAAGGAGGAAGAAAGAAAAATGGAAGAAGAAAACAAAGTTATTGAAAATGCTGCTAAAGAATTAAGAGCAGGAAATACAGTAAAATTTTCTATGAAAAATAAAGAAGAAAGGTCAGTAATGGTATCTGGAGGAACATTATTAGTTCCAGGAAGAACAAAAACAGCTATAGCTGAAAGTTTTGATAGACCATCTGCAATGGCAGATAAATTAAATACAGTTCCTTTAAATGGAGGAGAATCATATAGTGTAGCTTTCGAAAAAAATGGAAATGAAGGTGGATATACTGTTGAAGGTGGAGAATACCATGATATAGACCCAGAATTTGACCATGTTTCTACTGGAAGAGCTAAAATAACAGCTTATGCTGAAGTAACAGAAGAAGTTGAAAAATTACCAGATGCAGAATATGTTTCAAGAGTAGGACAAGCTGTAGAAAAAGCACTTAAGAAAAAAATAGGAGCTCAAGCAATTGCAGGAACAGGAAGTGAAAATACAATTAGAGGTATCTATAATGCAGATACAAAAGTTCTTGATGGTAACGGAGATATAGAAATTGCAGCAATAGATCAAGATACATTAAATACAATAGTATTTGGCTTCGGTGGAGAAGAAGCAGTTGAAGATGAACAATCTTTAATATTAAATAAAAAAGATTTAGAAGCATTTTCTAAAGTTAAAAATCAACATGGAGATTTTGTTTATAAAATAACAAAAGGTAAAGGAGAAGGAAGAATTTCTTACTCAAATGGTGGAGCAGATGTTCCATATATAATCAATTCAGCTTGTACAGCATTATCAGATGCAAAAACTGAAGTTGGAGCTAAAACAATGGTATATGGTTCTTTAACAGATTATGAGTTCCCAGTATTCTCTGATATTGAAACAGCAATGAGTACAGAATATAAATTTAAACAAGGAATGAAAGCATTTAAATCATCTTGTATAGTTGGTGGTACAGTATCAAAATTCAATGGATTCTCAAGAATAAAAAAAGCTGCTGCAGTTTAATATAGGAGTGAGATTGTATGGAAGAATTAATGATGTTAGCTAAACAAAGTTTAAGCATAGTAGATACATCAACAATTAAAGATGATGAAATTGAAATGTGGATAAGAGCAGGAAAAGAGGACTTAAAAAGACAGGATATAAATTCTGAACTAGGTAATCCTCTTATAAAATCTGCAATAGTCATGTTTGTAAAAGCTAATTTTGGAAATATAGATATAAAAGAAAAAGAACTATCTCAAAGAACATACAATCTTCTATGCCATAACTTAGGATTAAGCTCTGATTATAAGGTGGTGGATAGTAATGCGTGATATAAGTTGCAAGTTATTATCTACCACACCTAACGGACAAGATGCGATAGGTAATGAGAATGAAATGTTAAACGAAAAACTAATACCAATAATCAAAGTTGAAGATGTGTATTCTAAAGAATACTATGAAGCAAATCAACAAGGATATAAACCTTCTTTGAGATTAAGAATAAGTGCTTTAAATTATAACGATGAAGAAGAACTTATTTATATGAATAAGACTTATTCAATAATAAGAACTCAAGAAGTAACAGCAGATGAAATCGTGCTGATTTGTGAAAGGAAAATAAAGAATGTCAAAAACTATTAAGCCAGAGAATTTAACTAAAACACTTAAAAATTATTTGGAAAACTATGTAGAGGATATAAGTGAAGTAGTTGAAGAAACTTCAACCCAAATAGGTAAAGAAGCAAGAGATGAATTAAAACAAACATCTCCTAAAAGAACTGGTAAATATGCTAAAGGGTGGACTGTCAAGAAGGACAGAAAGAACAAGAATTATTATACAGTAAAAGTATGGAACAAGACAGACTATCAATTAACACATTTACTAGAATTTGGCCATGCTACTCGTAATGGTAGCAGAACAAAGCCTATTCCTCATATAAGACCAGTAGAAGAAAAATACAAGCAAGAGTTTGAAAAAGAGTTAAAAGCGAAAATAAGGAGGGAATCTAAATGACATTAGCAGAATTAAAAACTAGATGTGAAAATGAAGGCTTTAAATATGCCTATGGAAAATTTAAGAAGCCAACAGAGCCACCTCATTTAGTAGCGATAATAACTGGAACTGATAATTTTATGGCAGATAACAAAGTGTATTTAAAAGGTACACCTATTCAATTAGATTATACATATTTAGTTAAAGATTTAACAATGCAAAATAAAATAGAAGATAATATTATAGGAGATATTCCATGGAATAAGACAGAGGAAACTTACTTATCAGATGAAGAAGTCTGGCAAGTGAGTTATTTTTTTGAAATATAAGGAGGAAAAATCAAATGGCAGAAAATAAAGTAAAATTTGGATTAAGCAATGTACATATTGCTAAAATAACTGAAGAAGATGGAGTTATAACTTATGGAACACCATTTGCAATGCCAGGTGCAAAAAGCTTAACAGCTGACCCAGAAGGAGAAACAACTCCATTTTATGCTGATAATATTAAATATTATATAGCAACATCAAATCAAGGATATTCAGGAGATTTAGAAGTTGCTATGTTAATAAAAGAGTTCTTTACACAAATTCTTGGACAACAAGAAGATAATAATGGAGCTTTATTTGAAAGTGCAGATGATGTTAGTGCAAGATTTGCATTAATGGGAGAAATAGAAGGAGATGTTAAGAAAAGAAGATTTGTTTACTTCGATTGTACAGCTACAAGGCCAGGTTCTGAGATGAATACTATAGAAGAATCAAAAGAACCACAAACAGATACTGTTTCAATAACAATGTCTCCTCGTTCTACAGATAAAGCTATAAAAGCTGTAATAGAACCAAATGCAACAAATCAATCTGTATATGACACATTCTTCACAAAAGTATATGAAAAAGATACAACAGCAGGAGTTTAGGAGGTAATTTATGAAAACAATAACAATTTGTGGCAAAGAATATGATATTAATTGCAACGCACTTACTTACGTTAAGTATAAATCCATATTTAAAACAGGGATATTAAAAGATATGCAATATATTCAAAACTACTTAATAAAACAAGCAGTAATAGCAAAGCAACTTGATGAAAAGAAAATTAGCGAAGCAGAAAAGTTAAGTCAATTATCAGAAATTATGATAAATGATACTGATGAATTTGTTTCTAAAATCACTCAAATTGCTTGGATTTTAATATATACAGCAAACAATAAAGTAGAAAGTTATGAAACTTGGTTATCATCAATAACAAAATTTAATATTAGTGATGACTGGATTTCAGAGGTAACGGAATTTGCCGTAGATTGCTTTTGTTGATGAAGAATTATCAAAAGAACTTGAAAAAATAAAGAGTGACAATACAACTAAAGAAGTATTTGCAGAACATGAATTTGTAGCATCATGTTTAAGGATAGGTTTAACTACAGTAGATTTAAAGGAACTTACATATGTAGATGTAATGAAAATTCTTTTAAGTTTTATAGGTAGCAATAACCAATCAACTCAAAAAAATGCTACACAAAGTGATATAGACAAATTATTAGGATAGGAGAGGGAAACCTCTCTTATTTTAATGGAGGGATAACATGGCAGGTAGTATAAAAGGGATAATAGTAGAAATAGGTGGAGATACATCAGGACTACAAAAAGCATTAAGCAAAGTTAATTCTGCTACATCTAGTTTGAGCAGAGAGCTAAGACGGAGTTAACTCTTTGCTGAAATTAGACCCTAAGAATACTGAATTATTAAAACAAAAACAAGATATATTAAATAGTTCTATTGCAACAACAGAAGAAAAGTTAAAACAACTTAAAGAGATAAAAGATGAAGCTGATAAAAAAATGGCTGAAGGAACTAAAATAAATGAAGAAAATTATCGTGCTTTGCAACGTGAAATTATAAATACGCAAAATAAATTAAACACTTTAAAGACAGAGGCTTCTGGTTGGAATAAAGCAGGTAAAAAACTAGAAGAATATGGACAAAAGTTAGAAGATTTAGGTACTAAAGCTGATAAAGTAGCAAATAAAATGACTGTAGGTCTAACAGTTCCAATTGTAGCAGGATATACAGCAATGACAAAGTCAGCCATTGAAACTGAAACAGCAGTACAGCAGGTTGAAAGAATATATGGAGAAGCTGCAGAAAGCATTAAAGAATTTGCTGAAAGTAAAGCACTTGATTATAACATGTCAGCAAGTGATGCGTATAAATATTCTCAAATATATGGTAATTTAATTCAATCTATAACAGATGACCAACAAGAAAATGCAGAACAAACACAAAAATTATTACAAGCATCTTCTGTAATAGCTTCAGCGACTGGTAGAAGTATGGAAGATGTTATGGACAGAATTAGGTCAGGTTTGCTAGGAAATACAGAAGCTATTGAAGATTTAGGTGTAAACGTTAATGTAGCACTATTAGAAACAACAGATGCATTTAAACAAATAGCTGGAGATAAGAGCTGGGATAAACTAACATTCCAAGAACAACAACAAATTAGATTATTAGGTATATTAGAACAAACAAGCAAAAAGTATGGAGATGAAGTACAAGACAATACTGCATCAAGCATACAAAAACTAACTGCTAAAACTAAAAATTTAACCAATGATTTAGGTAAAAAATTATTACCTATTGCTAATAAAGTATTAGACAAAGCAAATGATTTAGTGGATGGATTTAATAATTTAAGTGATGAGCAAAAAGATAACATAGTAAAAATAGGATTAATGGTTGCAGCTGCAGGACCATTGTTAAAAGTAGCAGGAACAGCAGTAACTGTGACGGGAAAAGTAACAAAAGGAATAGGAAATATTACTGAAGCAATAGGAGTAGCCTCTGGGAAAATGACTTCTACGGAAACATCAGTAAATAATTTGGCAAATGTTTTTAAAGCCACATTTAGTCCAACAGGACTAGCAGTAATAGGAATAACGGCTGCGGTAGGAATAATAGTTAATGAATTGAAAAAAGCAGAAGAAGAAACTAAAGCTAAGTTTGAAACAATGGGAAAATCAGCAACTGATTTTTACGATGGAATACAAAATGCAGAAGGATATCTTGATAATTTTAATTCTACTTTATTTGCTACAACAGAAGAACAGCAAGAACTTCAAGAACAAATGGATGAAATTCAAGCAGGAATAACTAAAATATGTAAAACTGCTTCTGATGAACGTAGAGGATACACAGAGGAAGAGATAATACAACTAGATGAGTACTTTAAAAAATTAAGAGAATTAAAAGACAGAGAGATAGCGATACAACAAGAAATAGCAGGAGCTATAACTCAACAAGCTGTGACGAATGCTGAAACATTTCAAGGAAGTCTAGAAGAATATAAAGTGCAATCACAAGAATGGATAGCAACAGCACAGCAACAAGCAGAAGCCACTATAAATTTAATAGAACAAGGAACAATTGAAGAAGTTGCTTTATTAAATCAAAAATATGGCGAAGAAGCTACAATGCAAAATGAGGCTTATGCAACTGAATATAATAATTTAATGACGCAAAAACAAGCAAAAATAGACGCAGCAAATGCAGAAGTAGCAGAAGTAATGAGTGCTTATGCTCAAGGATATGCTAATAGAGCCAATCAAGATGGTGATTTCTATGAACATATACAACATTATAATTGGGAACAAGAACAAGAAAATCAGAGACATGCAGATAAAATCAAAGAAATAGGAGATTACTATGTAAATAATGTTGCAGGAAGAAATCTTGCAGAAGGTTCTGAAAATGAGGAACATTATAAAAAGCAAAAGAAAATATGGGAAAACATGTACAAGAATATGTCTGAAAGCGAAGCAGAGCAGCTTGGCGTTTGGATTGCTATGTTAGCAAATACTGAAATGTATGGCGGAGAAATTTCTGAAGAAAATCAGCAAATGGTAGATACAATGCTTGAAAGTTATGATAGTATGCCTAAAAAAACGCGAGAAGCAATGGAAAATGCAATGTCTCCTATGCTAGAAGAAATGAAAAATTCAGAGCCTAGTTTATATGCAAAAGCATCAGGAATTGCAGATGGAATACTTTCAAGATTAAAGAAATCATTTGATATACATTCTCCATCTCGAGAAACTCGAGATATATTTCAGAACGTAATGAAAGGTGCTGAATTAGGACTTGAAGATGAACAAAAAGCATTGAATAAACAAGTAGATGACATAGCAAATCAAATGAAAACTAATTTTTCTAATATGGTACCTAATATGGGAGCAATTAAGCAATCTGTAATAGACCAAACAAAAACAGTATTTACAACACCAACAATAGTAATAAACGCACAAGATGAATTAACACCACATAAAATAAACACCATTATAGATACAGTAAATAGAAGGCTAGGAAGCAAATATTAACAAAAGATAATTTATTTTACAAATTACGACAAATTTTTCAGTAAATTTATTGTAATATTGTTGCGAGGTGGTAATATGAAAGAAATTATAAAAAAATGGTGGTTTTGGTTAATAATTATTTTGATAATTGTAATTTTAGTGCTTATATATTTTTTACTTCCAAAAAATAATAGTGGTATTGGAACAGCGGGTATAAGTAAAGAAGAATTTGATGAAATTAAGATAGGAGAAACAACAAATTTTGGTTTAAGCGGAATTATTGATAAAAATCATGAATGGAATGATGATGAAGTTTATGATAAATGCGTAGAAAAAATAGGAGAATCAAAAGAAGATAAAAAACATACTTATATTTATAAATATTATGGAGAAAAAAGTGGTTATGCAATTATTACTTTGCAGTCTGATTATTCTAATGGATATTTTTATAACGATATATTAGTAATAAAAAAAGAAAACTATGGTTTAAAATAGGAAACAAGCACTCTTAATAGAGTGCTTTTATTATGCAAAAAAAGAGGTGCAAAATGGTAAGAGAATTTTATATAGAAAACGAAACAGGGCAACGTTTTTCTATGATGGATATAGAGAAAGGTTGCTTTTTAAGTTCTCCAAGTGGACTTGGGTATTCTTATGATATTCAGTATGCACAAATAGGAAATGACTTTATACAGAATATTAGAAAGTTGACACAAGGAAAAATATCAGGAGAATTAATATTTAAAAAGTATGATAATTATAAAAAATTCATAGATTTTGTTGAAAGTACAGAAATTTTAAAGTTCGTCTACAAAGTGCCTTTCGAGAATGGATTTACAGAGTATTTTAAAGACATAGACATATCTAATGTAGATAAAAGCGAAATACGGCACAGATGGAGTCCTAAGAGTTCCTGTAACATTTAACTGTAAATCCCTATGGTATGAGGCAAAAGAAATTATATATACCATAGATCCAATATCAAATGAGTTAAGATGGGACTTTAAATGGGATGCTGTGTTTGCTTCTTATGATAATAGAAATATAATTTTTGATAATAAGGGGCATACAGAAGCTCCTTTTAAATTGGAATTAAACGGTGAAGTAGTAGACCCAATAATTTCTATTTTGGAAGATGAAGTTATAGCAAAACAATTAGATTTAACTGGTTTAACTATTACAGAAGGAGAAGCTTTTACATACAACACAAAAGATACTGAACAAGCAATATATAAACAAAAAGACAGAGTAGAAACAAATTTATTTGATTTTCTAAATCCTAATTTTATTAACTTTTACAAACTTCGCAAAGGTGTATCAACAATTAGGCTAGAAGCAGATGGAGAAATAACAAGTGGAAAATTAACAATATATGTACAGTACAAGGCTGTATAGAAGGAGGAAATATGTTAAAAGGACATGTATTTAATTTACAAACATTTACTAGTGAGGCATTTGCAATTACATTTGACAAAGTATTACAAGGTAGATGTGGAATATTAAAAGGTTGTGAATTATCAAATACTAGTAATTCAGCAACTATAGGAGAAGGTTATTTTGTAGTGAGAGGAAGACCATTACAAATCATAGGTAATGAAAGTATATCAGAAATAACTGACAATGGATATTATAGTTTGGTTTGCGAAATAGATTTATCTAAAGCAAATACAAAGGAACAGTTTAATCAAGCAAGCGTTAAAACAGTATATGCCTCAAGTTCTTACCCTACTTTAACACAACAAGACATAACAGGAAGTGGAACATTATATCAATATGAATTTGCTAGATTTAGAGTAGAAAGTGGTTCTATAACAAGTTTCGTAGATACAAGAACATATCTTGATTTTGAAACACTTTACGATTTAGTAGAAAGCGAATTGAGAAAATTAGAAAAGCAAAGTAATGTATTAATGAAAACAGGAGGGACTATAAATGGAGATTTGGAGGTCACTGGTAATATTACAGGCAATCTTACTGGCAATGTTAGTGGCACTGCTCGGAAACGCTGAAAAATTAGGGAATAAAGAAGCTAGTAAATTTATTACAAATGATAATATTGCTGTATTGACTGGAAGTATAACTCTAGAAAGTTCTGGAGGAAGTACAAATGTTAATTATCCTACAGGATTTACAAAAGATAATTGCATAGTAATAGCTTGTGGAATAACTTATAATTCTGCTGGATATAGAGCATTTGGGACAGTTCAAGCAAGTGTATCAACAGGAGCTAGATTAAATTCTAACAGTATTACTGTAGGTTGCTATCCTATACAAGGTAATACTGGTGGACCAACAGGATCTTTTAACTATAAATTAGTTCTTATGAAAATATCTTAGGAGGTCTTAAATGGAACTCTACATATTATCAAAACAAGATTTAAATATATTATCTATATGTAAATTAGCTGATTATCAAATAAATTTAGATGAAGAAACAAATGCAAAATCTACATTTACTCTAATAAAAACAAATGGACTAAAAAAAGAGAACTATATGGTATTAAATGGACTATACAGACAGTTTATATTTGTAATAGATGATGTTCAAACAGAAAAAGAAAGTGACGTAGTTACAGTTACTGCTCTTGATATTTCTAACGTATTTAATAGAAAAGTAATAGAAAAAAATATAGACACAATGAAGAGTAAGTCTATAGAAGAGTTTTTAGCAAATACAATATCAGAGAACTTTGTAAATTCTGATGATACAGCATTAAATGTTAATTATATAGAAATTTACTGGCATACAAATACGCAAGGAAATGTAGCAACTAATGCAGAAAATGGACTATACAACTTTCATACATTCTTAACAAATTGCAGACAGTATAAAAACATATATACAGATTTTAAACTTGAGAATTTAGGAAATCCACAAACAGTTGAAGGCAAAAGAATAAGTATAGAAGCAAAAAATAGAAAAATTGTAGATATAAGTTTAAACGGCGAAAGCACACAAAACGGAACACCAACACCAGACAACCCTATTGAGATAGAAAATGTTGAAGGAAAGAATAAATTTGATATAAACCAAGAAAAAGAAATTTTCGGTATAATGTTATATAAATATTCTTACTATTTAAAACCAAGTACAAAGTACACAATATCTTCTAATTGTCCAGCTTCAACAACAGCAAATATTTATGCTAATTCTAATAGTAGTAAAAGTGCAGTATATATTAACAAAAATCAAACAATACAAAGTGACGAAAATGGATATTTTTATATATTAGTTAGATTTAAAGCAGATGCGTCTGATAACAGTACATTTAATTTATATGAAAAGGTATTAAATGGAACTTATTATATTCAACTAGAAGAAGGCACAGTAGCAACCCCATACGTTCCATACAACTCATTAGAGATAAAAAATGTAGGAGAGAATTTGTTTAATCCTAGCAATGCAAAAGATGGATATGTTTCTGACGGAAGTGGTCAAATTATAAGTGTTAATATAAAAAATAAAAATACTGGCTATATTAAAATTGATGGTGAAGAAAAATACTTTATTCTATCTAATAAATTAACAGGAAATTGGGGAGCTTGGTACGACAAAGATAAAAAATTCATATCAGGAATTACCTTAGGAGGTAAAAACAAAGGAATAGTTACAGCACCTAACAATGCATATTTTATCAATTTTACTGTATCGTATGAAAACAATAATCCTGATTATGCAAACAATGTAATGATAGCTAGAAGCGATAAAGAAACACCATATAAACCATACCAGGAGCAAAAAGTAACATTTCCATTAGAAAATCAAAAACTAATGGAAGACAGCTATTTAGCAAGTGATGGAATACATCATAAGAGAAAACAGATTATCCTTACAGGCAATGAAAATTGGGTATTAACATCTACTGGTAATCAAGTCTTAACAAAAAGATTTAGTGCACAAATGACTTCTCCTGCTATGAAGTTGAATAGTCAAAACAACGCTACATGTACACATTTTATTAATATTGATGATTCTACTAAAGATGTAGAAAGTATTTATTTTGCACCGCTAGTAGGCATTACATATATGGCATTAAGAATGGATATAAATAAAGTGAGTACAGTTGAAGAATTAAAATCTTATTTAGCAACTCAATATGCAAATGGTACACCTGTAATCGTAGAATACGAACTATCAGAAGAAGAAATAGTACCTTATACCGAAGCACAGCAAGAAGCTTGGGATAAGATTAAAAACTTAACTTTATTTGAAGGAGTAAACCATATTAGTTCAGATGCTAATATGGTTTTAAAATATTATCCTTTAGAACCAGTTGGTTTAAAGTTTGTTTTGAGAATAGATATAGAAAAAAAACAAGAAACAACAAAGTTAATAGATACGACGCTTCCAGAAGTAACAGATTATAACAAAATATATGAAGAAGATGTTACAGCAAAAGTACAAGTATATATTCGTGAAGATGGAAGTGAATACAATCTTTATCTAAAAACAGATAGAACAACTACAACAAATAAAGACGACCCTGATAGGGCAAGCGGAAAGATAGAAGTAATCAGTGTTGAAACAGCAGATAGAGCAGAAGAAGAAGCACTAAATGTAATGAAAGGTAACAACTATAAACATTTAGTTGAGTTTAAAATAGCAAAAACAAGCAAGTTAATGGATATAACACAGCTCCATATAGGCAGACCTATCAGAATAAAAACAGATGATGATATATATGATAGTTATATTTCAGCAATAACTTTAAGCGATGAAAATTTTGTGTATTTTAAAAGTGGAAGTTTAAGAATTACATTACTAGATAAATTAAAGAAGAGTAATGATAGTGCTGGGAATAAATTAGATGTTAGTGGTGGAAAAATAACTGGAAATTTAAATATAACTGGAATATTAAAAAACAATAATAAGACAATCTTGGATTTAACATATCCAATAGGTTCAATATATTTAAGCATAAAAAACACAAATCCAAGTTCATTATTTGGAGGAACTTGGGTAGCTTGGGGAAGTGGTAGAGTCCCTGTGGGTATTAACACTAGTGATGACGATTTTAAAACAGTAGAGAAAACAGGCGGAGAAAAAACACATACTTTATCATTAGCTGAAATGCCAAGACATACTCACGATTTTACATACAACAATTCAAATACATGTGGTTTTAGTTCATATGCTCATGGAACTAATGACTATGGAGAGCAGAGAAGTGATGAAAGTCTAGGATTTAATAATATCGCTTATACTGGTGGAGACAAAGCCCACAACAATTTACAACCTTATATCACATGTTATATGTGGAAGCGTACGGCATAGGAGGTGAGAAGAGTTGGAAAATACGGAAGTGTTAGAAAGAGTGATAAAAGTAGAACAGAGTGATAAAGCTGCACATCACAGACTAGATGAACATGAACAACAAATCAATGAACTGAAGAAAACATATTCAATAATGGAAAAAATGGCTTATAGGATGGAAAATGTTGAAAAAAATGTAGAAGGAATAAAAGAAAAACTTGACAAACATGACAAAGCCATATCTGAAGAAGCAAACAAAGATGATAAAGAAAAAAGCAAAAAATGGGACAAAGTAATAGATTATTTGTTCTATTTTATTTTGGCTGCTTTATTGGCTTATATAGCCAATAAAATAGGAATAAATTAAAGGAGGAATTTTTATGGAAAAAATAAAAAAAATAGCAAAATATGCGACAAACATATTAGCAATAGTGAGTGCATTAGTAGCAGGAATTAATGCAGTAGAAGGAATAACAATACCTTACGCAATACAAATAGTACAAATTATAGCAGTTGTACAAGGAGTAATAGGTACATACTTATTAGGACAAAAAGCCATAGCTGAAAAGGAGGAAAAATAATATGAATATAATAGAAAAAGAATACTCTTTAAATGGTACATTACAAAAAAGAAGTAAAACAGATATGATTCTATTGCATCATGCTGTATATAATGGTAACGTAGAAGGAATTGATAGAATGCATAAGAATAAAGGTTGGACATGTATAGGCTATCATTTTTACGTAAGAAAAGATGGTTCTATCTATAGAGGAAGAAAAGAAGATACAGTCGGAGCACATGCTTATGGTTCAAACTATACAAGCATAGGAATATGCGCAGAAGGAAACTTTGAAATAGATACCATGTCAATAGAACAAAAGAACTCTATAATAGAATTAGTAAATTATTTGAAAAACAAATATGGAGTTACAAAAGTATTAAGACATAAAGACGTAAATGCAACTGCCTGTCCTGGTAAGAATTATCCTTTTGATGAAATAGTAAATGGCGTTGTTTCAGAAGCAACAAAATCATCAGAAAATGCTGACAACGAATATTTAGTTAAAGTAACTGCAAATGCTTTAAATATTAGAAACGGAGCTGGAACAAATTATAGTATAGCAGGATGCATAAGAGATAAAGGCACATATACAATAGTTGAAACAAATGGAAATTGGGGAAGATTAAAATCTGGAGCTGGATGGATCTGTTTAGATTATACAACTAAAAATATAGATAAATCTTCAAATGATGGCTATGTGCTAGGATTATATGTTGTAAATGCAGCATCAGGATTAAATGTAAGAGCTGGTGCTGGAACTAATTATGCAATCAAAAAAACATATACAAATAATACAAGATTTGATACGTACGAAATCAAAAATAATTGGGCAAGAACTCCAAGTGGATGGGTATGTTTAGATTATTGTAAATTAGTTTCGAAATATTAAAAACACCCAAAAATCAAGGTATATAAGTATATTCCTGGAAAATAAAAAAGGCTTAAAAACGATTTTGAAAGGTCGATTCTTGGCTTGATTTTAGGAAAAACCTTCTTCCAAAATTCGACAAATTTGTCGAACGATTTTTATTGACAAAATGTAATAAAATGGTATAATATTATCTTGTAAATAGAAATGTTTGATATTATGTTAATTATGTGTTATAATAATTATATAAATTGTATCATTTTTATTTGTTTTTAAATAAAATAGTATTAATATTATAAAATTTGAAATAATATATGGAAGGAGGTATAAAAATGGTTAATAGTCTTTATAAAAACAAAGTTGCAAGCTTAATAGCAAAGTCAAAAGAAAAAGGATTAATAAAAACATATTCTCAATTTTGTAAAACGAAGGAAGGAAAAGAATCTTCTTTATCAAAAGATGAAATCATATATTATACTTCTATGAATAAAGGAGAGTCAAAATAGAGATGAGTCAATTTAATGTAGGAGACATAGTTTTTGTATCAAACTATGCATATAAGGATGGAAACGAAGGACAAAATCATAGTTTTGTAATAATAGATGATGGACAAGCAATAGACATAAATTATTTTGGGTTTTTATTGTCATCACAATTAGAAAAAGTTACATATCCATATAATGAACCATTAGACAAAAATAAAACTAACAATTTAAGAAAAGACAGCATAGTAAAGTGTGATGATTTAATAATGATTTCGGAAAGTGAAATACAATTTAAAATTGGACAAGTTTCAGATAACGACTTGGAAAGGTTTATATCTACATATTCAAAATATTTAGAGGATTTAGAAGACTAGTAAAATCTAGTCTTTTATTTTTTGCCAAGTTTCGACACATTTTTCAAAAGTGATATGCTATAATAATTAAGTATTTAAAAATAAATACGGGGGGCTGTAGGAAAAAACAGCAAAGACTAGCTGAGAGAGGCTAGTCTTCATTCATTTTAATATTAATCAGCAAATCAATAACTTGTGACACTTCTAAAACTTCTTTTGAATTTATTCCGTATTTATCTATTCTACGATACATTTCTTCTTTTAAGTTTTCTATATCTAATTCAGAGTAAAACAAATCATCAACTTTAACCTCAAGAGCATTTGCTATCTTATACATAGTTTTAAGAGAAGGATTAAATTTTTTATTGTTCTCTAGTTCAACTAAATATGTTCGAGCAATATTTGTCATTTTACTTAATTGATATATAGTCAAAGATTTTTTTAATCTAATATTTTTAATTACGAATACAAACATAAAATTACCTCTAAAAATTATTATGTCCATATTTTAATACAATTATTTTTTTATTTCTACGTGTCGCTGGTAGCGACATATTGAACTTCTGTAACCATTGCAAAAAGCCAACTTTATTTTGTCGAATTTCTCAAAATCCTTGTGAGAGTAATATTTTGTCGAACGGTTTTTCTTGACTTTGTCGAAAAATGTAAATATAATTTAACTAGATTAAGAAACGCGTTTCTCTGATAAGGAGAAAAAATAAAATGGAAAAATTAATTGTAGAAAATTTATGTAGTAAATATGGAAGAAATGAAAGACTAATTAAATTAATGATAAAAGATATTTTAAATGAAGGGCACACTTTGAAAGAAGCAACAGATTTAATAAGTATGTTTTACAATAAAAAAGGTATGCAATAAAGTATGCAATAGGGGAGATATTTTTAAATATAACGTGCTATAATAAGATAAAAATATAACCTTTTTCATAGTGAAAACTATATATAACTAGTAAAAAATAAGGTTGAATAGTGTATTTATGGCTACCTGCTCCAGATTTAAAACTAGCCAACAGGCTAGTTTTTTTGTTGCTGTTATGAGAGTAAATTCTTGATTTCACATTTGAAATATGCTAAAATAAAAAAGTAATGCGGGTATAATTTAGTGGTAGAATGTCATGCTTCCGACCTGATAGCGAGGGTTCGATTCCCTCTACCCGCTCCAATGTCAATGTCAATGGGGACGGAGAATTTTGACAACGTAAAAAATGAAATAATAGATAAATTTAAAATAATAGGTTGTCAAAAAACTCCGTCCCCATTGACACATACTATGATGAAGATGGAAAAGAAATACCATGTAATTCTATACAAGATTTATCAGAAAAAATGTTTGAGTAAGGTTTAAAAATAATTACAAAATTGTTTAAAGATTGTAGTAATAAGGATGGAGATAAAATATGAATAGGAAAAAGAAAATATTAATGCTTTGTATTGTTCTAATTATTGTATCTATTGTAGGATGTTATATATTGTTAAAAGGTTCAAAAGAAGAAATCTATTATAATTATTATGGATTTGATATGGGAAGAATACAAATTAAAGTTTACGAAAATGGTATTGTAGAAGAAGATGTTGAAATAGAAGATCCTCGACATTCAGAAAACTATAAATATCTTAAGACTTTATCTAAAAATGAATTAGATGAGATAAAAAATAATATAGATAACAAAAATTACATATATAGGATAATTTATGGAAAAGAATATACAGGTAAAATTATGGATCATTTAGGAATCAAGATAGAAGATTTTAGACGTTAATTTTTTAAAAATTTATAATATAATAAATATAGAAAGTCAATATACAGAATGTGGTATATGTCATATGTCAATGGGGACGGAGAATTTTGACAACATAAAAAATGAAATAATAGATAAATTTAAAATAATAGGTTGTCAAAAAACTCCGTACCCATTGGCAACACAAGTTGGTGCTTATGATTATAAATTACCATTTGAAGTTAATCATAAACAAGAAATGGTTTTAGTATCTTCTCCAATGAAAAGAAAACAAGTAAATAAATATTTGGGTTATTTAAGAGAATATTTTGAAATTGAATATCGTGAAGATAAAGGAGATAGAACTGAAAATGGTATGGCAGTATTTGATTCTGCAATACCAGATAATTATGAATTATTAAAAGTAATACCAATAATAGATTTAAATTTATTTAAAGGCAAAGATATTACATTTGGATTAGTATTTAGACCTACTATTAAAGAGATAATTAATGAAAAATAAGTAAGTAAACAATAAGCAGGATAAAGAGAATGATAGCACTGCCCTAATTCATTCTATATAAATATAGGAATAGTTGTGCTA